AAGCCGTTTATAAATTCAATATTGCTAGGTGTCATTCAATCCACTCTCCCTCTGCCGTGCCCTCCGATACTCTGTCAAGCACTATATATTTCTGCCCGCCCTGCACACGTGCAAGCAAAACTCTCTCACCCGTTTTTAAGCTGTTATGCACAAGTATACGCTTTGTGCCGTCCACTTTGTGATTATGATTATCCACCAAACCGTCTTTTTCGTATATCATACCCGTTTTAAAGCTCACGGTTATGTCAACATATCGGTCCTTTACGGCACTTGTAAGCACCAAAAAATCTTCATCAATATTCTGTTTCGAATCAATAAAGACAACAAGAGGTTTTTCGCCCTGCACAGTACCGTAAAAAAATTCTACGGGTTTACCCGAAACATTTGCATTGACCGCAATATGTGCTATTGTTTCCGCTAAAGTTGCCATATAACCACCCTTTTTTTTGCACTAAAAAAGCACCTACATTTCTGTAAGTGCCTACTTAGCTTAAAGTAAATTTTTAACTTCCTTAAAGTCAATAAACAAATCATCGTATATATTGACCTTAATTTCATCATCAAATGTATAATGCATATTCGGTTTTTCATCTTCAAAATAATTAACCGTAACCGTTTTTCTTATCGGATCCACAATCCAATATTCACGCACGCCCGATTGAAAATAAAGATTTGCCTTTGTGATATAATCATAAACCGAATTGCTCGGTGAGACAATTTCAATTACAAAATCGGGAGCACCATTGCACCTTTTATCATCCAGCTTATTTTTATCACACACAACCATAATATCGGGCTGAACGATATTGAGCGGCTTTTCCGAAAGCATAACATCAAACGGCGCAGGAAAAACCTTGCACCCGCCCTTGCGTTGCGTAATGTATGAATATATCTTGAAATGCAATAAGCTCAAAATTTCTTGATGCACTCTTGACGGACTTGACATCATTTTGAGTTCATCGTTTATGACCTCGGCTCTCTCATTTTCGGGCATTGCTTCATATTCTTCAATAGTTGTAAGATTTATTTTTTCCACAGCTGTCATAAAAAGCACCTCCGATTAACACTTTGTATTTACTGTTAGTATACACCATTTTTAATTATTAATCAATGCTTTTAGCTTGTAAACTCTCCGCCCGAAAGTTTAAGCGACATTGTATATTCATTGTGCTTAAATTTATGCTCGGCTTCTTCCACCGTCATAAATGTATTCACACTGATATCACCGAGTGCAAGGTTTACGGCTATGCTTGTGCCTGCCCTTGCCCTCACATCTCCGAACACATCACTCACGCTTAAGCTTCTGCTTTTTCTGTTATACGTATCAAGCAATTGTTTACCCACAACATCGGGGTATTCGTCTTCCTCCAGTTTTTGAGTGAGTTGCAGAACGCCCCAAGATGAAATAGTCGTGCCGTCCTGATATATGTATTTTTTGCGTTCTCCGCTTTCGTCATCGTCTGCATACAGCTGAATTTTGTTGTAGGTTTCTTTGTCGATTGATGAGGTGTAGCTCAAACCTCTCGCAACGTCCTTTGTAAGCAAAAGGTTAAGCCGCATTGAGTTCACGTTTTTAAGTGCAAGCTTTCCGAAATCATCATATATAAAAAATTGCTTTCCCGTATTTTCAAGCGTTTCATCAAAAGCATTACCAACTATATCAAAAAGAGTTGAATTGTCCTCTATTCTTTGTGGTATGACGTAGCCCGTATTTTCTATATCGCCCGTGTTTAACAAGAAATCATCGCATATCATTTTGAATATTTCATCGGCTCGCTTTTCTTTGTAAATATATGTATCTTTGTTTTTGAAGTACCGAAGTTGATCATAAGCCGTTACGGAAATTGAATCATCGTCACTTCTTGTCTTTTCAAACACGTAACCATAGAATACGCCATCTGTGTTGTGCTTGAATATAACCGTGTCGCCCTCTGTAAAATTCACCTTATCGTCTTTCAGCACAGTAAATTTCAAACTTCCCGGGCTGCTCTTCCTCACTGTTTTCCACGTTACATCATCCTGCACCACAGGCATAAATATATCACTTCCGTGCACAATGTAAAGCTCGTAATCGGAGCCATCACTGTCAAGTGATGTGTACTCTTTTCTTGCGCCGCCGTCACCAACAACGCTTGCCACCGTTACGCTTGTAAGCTCTTTTTTACTACCCGATGAACTCTCTTTCACATCACCCGTTATGAGATAAACTTCCGCAGTCTTTTTGCCGAAAGCAAGTGCTTCGCTGTGTGATGCGAAAAATATATCAATCCTGTTGCCCTTTATAGCACCGCCTGTGTCCTCTGCGGTATATATAGTGCCGTTTATTTCCACCTTGCTACCAAGGGAAATTACGGACGGGTCCACGGCTATGGTGTGATTTGCCTGTGCCTTTACACCGCTTGCCGTTATACCGTCACTCTTCCCGCAGCATATAGAACAGGGGCAATAAGCCGTCAATGTGAATGTGCCAAGGCTACGCTTTGTCACCTCAGATGAGGAGCTTGACGAACTCCCGAGCGACATAGCGGCATGACCGTTACCAATATAAATACCGCCCTTTGAAGCGGCTGAATCGGAGTTTATATGAGTGCTGTCAGTGTAAGCCTTAAACTTACCCGTAGCAAGCATTTTGCTTTTTAAATTCGCCGTACTGCCATCTACAGAGGTATTAAGACCTGCAAGCAAATAGCAGCTTATTACAAGTGAAGAACAATCAAAATCACCCTTTGCACCGCTGACCTTTCCGCCGTTGGCTTTGATTGAATTATAACCCGTCCACCTGTTCGGCTGAGAATAGCCGAAGTTGTTGTCATTTATAATCTGTGTCATATACTTTGCTGCACTCTGCGCCAGCTCCGTATCCGTGCACTCGAGATATGTGTGCCAAGGCAATTTGTAAAACGCTTTCTTGTTTATCTCGCTACCCGTTTGGTCACCCATCACACCGGATGTGCCACCCGTTTCGGAAGAACTGGCCTGCCCCAAATAACCCATATAATCACCCCGTTTCAAAATTTTTGTACAAAAAATCCACCCGTTTCCGAGTGGATAGTTACTTACTTTTGATTATTATTTTTCAATTTTTTTATATACGGATTTTTCTTTGACTTTGTGAAATCGTATTCGGCTTTCATATCATATACCCCTATTCTTAACACCTTTATTTTAATGCGCTAACAACTTTTCTTTTAAAGCCTCTTGCAAAAACTTTGACACATTCAAATGTGCCTTTTCCGCCTCAAAATTAAGCCATGCAGGTATTGTGACATTTCTTCTAACCATTCTGTTATCAAGTTTTCTTCTTTCAGCCTCAAAATCAACATCAACATAAGTCAGCACGCCTTTTGTATAGTCAAAATCTTCATCCGCTTCGGCACTTGCCTTTTCAATAGCCTTTTCGGCACTTGACGGATTTGGAATATCTTTTCCGTCATCTTCCATGTTAATGCCCATAAGACCTATTGCATCTCTCGCCATCTCAATTGCATCAACAAAGCTTACACCCTCCGTATATATATCCATATCCGGAACATACACAAGATAAGTATTTTCACTCTGTGCAATAAACGTAGGATAAACCTGTTTCATAATAAACACCTCACTGTAAAAGCATCATTAATTTATGCCCCATTTTTTAAGGATTCTTTTAGCCGTAATTTCATTTATCTCCTTGTGTCTGGGCACTTGTTCGGTATCACTGCCTCTTTTATAGGTATCGTGATTTCCTCCATGTTCCTTGAACTCAAAACCTGCTTCTTCAAGTTTTTTAATCAAGTCTCTCTGTTTCATTACAATGCCTCCTTACAGTATTTATTATACACATTATTTACACATTTGTCAATACAATTTACCCACCGCCGAAGTAACATTCACAACCCCCGTTGTCACGCTCGCTTCAACGCTTTCATACATCTTTATTTTCTGCCCGACATATATTTTATTCGGATTGGAAATGCCGTTCAATTCCGCTATTTCCTTATATCGTGAGCCATCGTCAAAATAATCTTTGCAAATCTTCCAAAGTGTATCGCCCTTTTGCACTGTATAATACTGTTCAAGCTCCCTATCGTCCTCCCTTGTTTCGGTGCTTTCAACACTCACCTCAACAGCTTCTTGCGTGCCGTTGTCGGTGGCTGTGGTTTCTTCAACATAAAGCTTTTTTGTTTCGTAATACTCATACCTTTTAAGCGTAACCGACACAACAATATCATTGCCGTATGAAGCATCTTCCTTGTAGCTCCACCCTTCAAGCGAAACTGTGAGAACCGTAGGAAACAAACTTGTGCCATCGGGCAGGTTTCGGCTGACCATATATAAAAACGGCTTCTTGCTTGCCCCAAGCTCCGAAAGCATATTTAAGTAATATGTTATGGATTTCAACTCCGCAATCTTTACAAAGGGATATTTTATATGTGGTAAAAGAAAATCAAAACTTATTTCTTCAAGTGCTGGGTTTTTAAGCAGGTTGATTTGCTGCCCGTTAAGCAAATCAACCGTTTCATTTCTTCCGTTGCAATTCACGGATATGGAAGAAGGCGGCACAGGCAACAATGTATTTTTCAATATAACCGCATACCCTGTCACGGGTGTTATTCCAAACATTACGCATGCACTCCTTCCCCCGATGTGCTCAGGCTTTCAAAAAGCTCATCAGCCAAAAGTTTTGCCGTTTCTTTTGCAAGTCCTTTCGCATCTCTATCTGTTTTAATTTCCTGTGTTAAATAAATATTTACATTATTTTTGGAACTGTTATCGGTATTATTTCTGTTGTATGTGTAAGCACTGTCTTTCACAAAGGATACATCTTCACTTGTAAGACCCTTTTCGCCTCTGTCAATTTCCACAGCTCCCGCAAGCTCCAATGCTTTCAACTCGGCTGTATCAAGCATACTGTCAATACCGTTTACAAGACCTTTTACAATGTTTATACCCGTGCTCATCATCACACGGCTCGGAGAATGTATGTCAAGTGCCTTATTCATTGTTTTTGACACACTATCGGCTATTGTCTGTGCCGTTTTCATCAGTTCGGCACGCTTGTTATTCATACCCTTAATCAAGCCATTGATTATATTCTCACCCGATACTGAAAGGTCAAGTTTGTCAAATGTATTCTTAATTTTTTTGCTTGTATCTTCCGCAACACTAACCGCCTTATTTGAACCGTCGGTTATTTCTTTAACGTCTTTTGCAACAGATGTGCTTGTTTTTGTTTCTATGTCATTAAGTGTACTTGCTGTCGTTTGTGAGAACTTTGTTACATTTTCACTTGCATTGCTCACATTAAAATCAACATCTATACTTGTATTACCCGCCTGACTTATCTGTTCGGATAAATTTTCCGCTGCACCAACCGCAACAGGTGTTCCCGCATTTATAGCAGTTGAATATTCACTGCCGAAATCGGGCATATTTAAGTCATCAACGGTTATTGCGCTGCCTATACTATTTCCAAGTGTATCGGCTGCGGCTACTGCCGTTTCTGTTCCGTTATTAATTGCCGTTGCGTATTCACTGCCGAAATCAGGCATATTTAAGTCATCAACGGTTATCGCACTGCCAACCTCACTGCTGAAATTATTGGCTGCACTTACCGCTGTGTTTGTACCCTCATTTATTCCGCTTGCATATTCCTCAACCATACCCTTACCGCCTGTGAAAATATCGGTTATACCATTCACCAAACCGCTTGCAATGCCACTGACAATCTGCACACCGACATTTATCCAGTCTGTTGTGAATATTACACCTAAAATGGCTTCGATTATCTTCGGTATTGCGGCGAGTAAATGTGGAATGGCTTGAACGAGTCCGACAGCCAGTGCGATTATCAGCTGAATAGCCGCCGTAATTATTACATCGAGATTATCCAAAAGCGTTTGCACAAGTATCATAAGCACCTGTATAGCTGTGTCAATAATCATCGGCAGACTTTGCACAATGCCGTAAATAAGCTGAATTATAGCTTGTATACCCGTTGTAATAAGTGTCGGGAAATTATTATATATACCCTGTGCAAGTGAAAGCAAAATACTTGAAGCAGATTGCACAATCAAAGGCAGTGCCGTTGCAATACCCTGTATCAAATATACAATCAATGTCACAGCCGAAGTTATAAGTTGCGGAGCCATTCCCGAAAGCGTTGTTCCGAGTGTTGTTATTATTGTATATGCCGCTTCAAGCAACATTGGCACAGCCGCCACAAAACCTGTCACAAGTTGCATTATGAGTTGCCCTGCCACCGTTATAAGCTGAGGTATATTTTGTATTATGCCATCCGCAAACCCTGAAAGCAAAATACCGCCTAATGTAATAAGCTGAGGTATAACATTTGTAATGCCATCTGTAAGCACTGTAATTATCTGCACTATTGCCGTTGATATGCTGTCACCGTTGTTTATTATGCCACTTAACAAGCTTGTTAATATTGATGTGCCCATTGATACAACCTGCGGAAGTATTTCGGCACCCTTGCTTAATATATCCGCAAGCACATCACCTATACCCGTTGCAAGTCCCGTTATTCCACCGCTGTCAAAATCATCATTCAGCACACCGACAAGACTTGTTGCATATTGCACCGCACCTCGCAAAGGTTCGTTTATTCCTTTATAAAAAGAAACTCCCAAGCCCTCTCCGGCACTTTGCAGCATTTTCAAATCACCGTCAAGGTTGTCAAGCTGTATCGCATACATTTCTGCGGCGGCACCACTGCTGTTTTCGATTTTATCATACAAATCGTCATACGCCGTTCCACACTGTTCAAGCAAGGCTCTTGCACCTGCAAGGTCTGTTGTGTTGAATATAGCTGCAAGATTTGTATCAACCTGCGCATCGGTCATACCTTCCATACCCGATTTTAAATCGGTGAATATATCACCCAACGACCTCATTTTGCCCTGTGCATCATATACGCTCACACCGAGTTTATTCAATGCAGCAGTTGCATCATCTGTCGGAGATTGCAACCTTAAAAGTATATTTCTTAAATGTGTGCCGCCCTCTGCGCCTTTTATGCCGCTGTTTGCAAGCAAACCAAGCACTGTATTGAGTTCCGTTGTGCCACCTGCAAGATTTTTTGCTGTACCACCAACAGTTAAAATAGCTTCACCCATTTGTGAAACGGACGCATTTGCACTTGAAGCACTTTTTGCAAGTTGGTCTGCAAACCTATCAAGGTTATCTTTTGTGGCTTCAATACCGAGTGCCGACATACTGTCGGTAACCATATCCGAAGCAGCCGCCAAATCCATAGCACCTGCACCTGCAAGGTTGAGAACCGTAGGCAAGGCGGTAGCCGCTTTGTCGGCATCATATCCTGCAAGTGCAAGATAGTTAAGAGCTTCTGCTGCCTCCGTAGCCGAGAAAGCGGTTGTTTTACCGCATTGTTCGGCAGCCGTTTCAAGAGTTTCAAATTTCTTTTGTCCCTCTGCCGTGCTTTTATCAATAAGCATTGTTGCCGACACTTGCGACATTGCACTTTCAAAATTCTTTCCGACATTTATACTTGCCGCCCCTAAGCCACCTACCGCCACAGTGGCGGCGGTTATTCCCGCAACCGCTGTTTTTACGGTCATGCTTGCAAGACTTTTTGCCGCCGATGCGGCAAGAGGGGCTATCTTTTTTAATGCGGTTCCTACACTTTCAAGACCTTTTTTAAGTCCCGTTAATGCCACTTTGCCCAGTGCCGTTGCCGCACTTTTAGCCCCTCCCGTTTTCTTTTCCACATTCTCCATAAGAGATTTCACTTTTTGCGAAGCTTTCTGTATGGGTGACAAATTTTCATTACCTGCCGCTTTTTCCGCCTTTTCGGCTGTTTTTGCGGCTTTCTCAACATCTTCAAGCTCATCGCTCAATTTATCGGCGGCTTTGGTTGATGTATCAAATTTTACATTTCCTACACCCTTTTCGGCTTTTTCGGCTGCCTTTGATGTTTTTTCGACCTTTTCCATCTTTTCGGCAACGCCGTCTGTGCTCTTTGTTATCTTACTCAACCCCGCACTCATATTATCAACAAGTTTGAATACTGCCGAAATTGTCATTTGCGACCACCTCGCTTTTCAGCCTTAAGCTGTATTTTATCCGAGGCACATATAAAGGCTTTTTCTTCAAAACTCATTTTCATATATTCGTGGGGTAACACTTTGTATTTCTGCAAAAGATAGTGAGCTAAGACCGCATCGGGGTCTGACTCTTCTTCATCAGTCCCCAAAATCAGTTTTTTGCCTGTTCGACCGGGTCATCCTCATCATCTTCATCTTCCGTAAGCCCGTTGACTTCATTTACAGCCTGTAAAATTTCAAAATATTCTCCCATCGTAAGCATAGCCGCAAGTAAACTCTCGGCACCTCTCACGCCGTAGCTGTCCTGCAATTCCGCATCATTAAGATTTGGATAAACAATTGACTTTGACATAAGCTTATCATTATATGTATCCGGGTCAAGCTTTTCCTCATAGCTGTGCTTACCTTTTTTCACTCTCTTTTTAGATGCCGCTCTTACTTCCTTTTCTTCGGGAGATGAAAGTGCTTTTACCTTAAACGGTTCGGTAAATCGTTCAAGCTTCACCTCTCTTATTTCCTCATTTGTTTTTACATTACCCTTCATAAAGGCATCAAATTTTGACATATTGCCACATCCTTTCAAAATAATCAAAGTTTATATCACTGCATACCCGCAAGCATATCAAAGCTTTCGGGGATTTTAAAATCTTCAAATGTGAAATCCCAATCTTCATCGAGATACTCACCATCTGCATCAAATTTCGCAAGCACTCCGCCGTCAATGTTACAATCTATGAGTATAACCGTCTGAGAACCCGCATCACTGCTAGGGTCATCGTTTATAACCTCAATATCAAAATAGATATCCTCACCCGTGTTCTTGTATCTTTCAAGCAATTTTCTGAATATTGATGAATTGTAGTGGAATTCCGCTGAACCCGTACCTTTCCAACCACCCGACTTATTGCCCTTGCCCGACTTTCCGAGTATAGGCACCTCCGATTTTTCTTTTTCAACCTTTGCTTCCAAGTTTATAGCCTGCATAAAGTTATATCTGTTTCCGTCAATGGTTACATAACATTCTGCAAGCCTTGCACTCACGGTGTCTTTTGCGTTCATAATTGCCGCACTCATACCTTACCCCTCCTTAGTTCACATAAACTGTCATATACAATTTTTCCATAGCACAAACGGGAGTTGTTGTCAAATCCACAACAACGGCGGTTTTGCCCTCGCCCTTTGTGATTGTTAAGTTTTCGTCCGAAAAATCCTCGATTGCTCTTATGGTCTGCAAATCCTCGCAGTATTTTGCAATATCACCCCACAAGCTGTATCTGCCTGCCTTATCATTCGGCACCTTACCGCTGTAGCTTTCATTGAAAAGCACGGCAATATCATTTGCAATCTGGTCAAGCACTCTTATTACTTGATTGAGCGTAAAGTCCTCATTCTTAGCCTTTGTGGTGCTTACAAAACTGTTTATATCCTTAAGCACTCTTATGTCACTGCCTGTCTTGTGGAAAACAAAGCCGCCGTTTTGAATGAGCTGTGTGAGTTCGGATTGTGTGTAATCGGTGTTTATATCGTACTCACCGTCATAAATCGTATTCATAAGGCTTGCATTTACCGCACAACCTGCACTTGCGCCCGTTACCCAATATACAAGTGCAAAATCGTCACTGTCGGCAACCTTGTTTTTGACGTTTATTACGCCCTCATAATCGGCAGAGTAGTTATATACAACGCTCTGGAACTTCACACCGAGTTCATCACGCATACGCTTTGTATAAGCCACATAAAGCTTTTTGATTGTATCGTCATCACTTGCGCAGCAAAGAGTATTGAAGCTGTAACTTTCAAGTGCATTGAGTGCCTTTTGATGTGTTGTTGCGCTTGATGTGCCATCTGTGCCGCCTGTGAGAGGTGCACCCGCTGTTTCTGCAAGAACCGCATCCTTTTTGAATGTAACAAAATCGTTATCTGTAAGCTGTGCTGCACTTGTTACCGTCTGCTCATCCACTGATTCACCGTCAAGCTTTGTCGTAACAAGGTATTCCTTTTCGCCCTCACCGCTCACGTCCTCGATAACAATGGTGATATCGTTGCCACGCTTGCCACCGCACACAGCCGTTGCATAATCATTTGTTGCCTTTGTGCCGCCGCTGTTAAGTCTATATAAATAAGCCACCGTTGCGGCTGTAAAAAGCTCTCGTATCGGTTTAAGCTCATCCGCATCGTAGGCAAAACCCAAAATCTTAAGGCTGTTTGTTATGAAATCCTCGGATGTAAGCTCAATCACTTCATCCTCCTTGCCCCAAGCAAGTTCCATAGGCACAGCCGCATAACCTCTATCCGAAATATTTGCACTCGCTCTTTCCTTGCTTACAAAGTTTATGTAAGCACCCGGAAGCACCTTGTTTTGTGTTAAAAATGTACCGCCACCATAAGCCATTATTTATCACCCCTTATCAATTTTTCAACTTCATCAATACTGTACTTTTTGCCATCTTCCAAAAGCACTTCAAGCAAATCTTGATACTTGATATATTTTTTGATTATTGCCTTTTTGGAATACGTTACAACCTTTGTTTTTTCCTGCATTGTTTCAACAGTTTCAACCGTTTCTGTATTCTTTTTTACAGCCATTTACATCATCTCCAATTCTTCCATTTTTGCCCTATCGTCATCAATCCTGACGAGAGGAAATTCATAAGTTACATAAAACACCATCACACCATCCGATATTTCGTGGTGTCTGTCGCTGCCACGCACAATATCACCGCCCATATTGATATTTTCAAGCGTGTTATATAATCTTTCGGCGGCATCGTTATAAAGTGCCGCATTTTCAATGCTTCCCTTTTCGGGGAACATAATCACCTGCATATCATGTTTACGCATATACCGTGCACGGAATCTTTCGTTCAATCCATCCGCTTCATTGCCCGAAATGCACCCAATAAAAAAACAAGGTCCTTTTAAACCTTGCTCCGTAAACTCCGTATATATTTTGTAGTCCTTGCCAAACTCCTCGGATATTGCAAGCGACATACCATCAATTGTATTTTCAATAAAATTCATTGTCCTATACCTCCGAAAAGCTTTTCAACCTGTGCTTCAAGATACGGTTTCACTTTCGGCTCAATTTCTTTCATTGTATCTCTGAGCA